TAATTATGATAATAAGGATATGTATGGTATATATTTTGATACACTCTAGGTCTTAATGAATTAACATCAAGCTGTATTGTATCACCCTCAACTGTTACAGCTAAGACTTTTATAGTATTCGATGGTGCCGGTGTTAATGATGCACAGCTACTAACAAACGCCGCAATAACCGCCACATAAAGGACAATTTTCCATATTTTCATTTTTTATTTATTTTTTCTTACTTAATTTACCTAGTCCATGTGCAATAGTAGATAATACATAAGCCCCAGCTGACCCTATAGCTGCCCCTCTTACCGCCGCATAAACTTCAGGATTACTTCGCTTAAATCTATTTATATATTGTAGAGGCATGTTTGTAAATGTGTTTTTTACCCTATTGAATGTTGATAGTGATGGTCTTGGAGTTTGTTGTGATGCTTTTATAAGATCAAACCCTTTTTTAAGTACTTTAAATCCACCACCACCAATAAATCCAAATGGGCCAGAACTACCTAAAATATTTTGTTTTGGCATATCTACTAATACCCCCTCAGGGTTTTTATTAGATGTTTGCTTTTGAAATTGCTGAATTGTATTCATAATTTCACTATAATTTTTTCCCATTGTTTTTCTTTTTTGTTGTTTTTATTAATAAATAGATATATCCTATAGACATAACTATTATTACTATTGCTTTCCAAATTGGCATTACCTAAAAGTAATATTTAATCCTACAGAGCTATTATATATTTCTGAATCCCAGAATTTAGTATATTCACCTTCAAAGAATAAACCAATTGATCTATTAAGTTTCCATCCAAAAACTAAACCTGCTTGGTAATCCTCCCACTGCTCAGGTTCAGCATCTTCTCTTAAACCTCCAAGTCCCCAGTTATTTCTATTTAAATAACTAAAATCTGTATCACCGTGTACATACTCATGGTATGGTAATAAATAGGACCCATAGGCGTGAAGCCAGAAAGAATTTTTGTAATGGTAAAAATCAAAACCGACCACAGGTGAGACAACTCCAAAATCATCTATACCTTCCCACATTTCTTCATTATAACGATTCATAAGCTCAGCAAATACTGTATCACGGAATTGTAAATCACTATAGGCAACGATCTCACCTTCAGGATCAACCCAATACCAATCACTTATTTGGTTTCCGTTTTGGTCTTCTGATGTATAATAAATATCATCATAACCATAATAAAAACCGAGTGTATACCATGGATTAGTAGGATATTCATATACTTGACCATCAACTACATATTCTGTAGTTTCATTTAACCAAATTTCTACAGGATTATATCCATAAGGTCTTTCATGTGTTCTATAAATAACTCCAGCAGATATACTAAATTTCTTACCAATAGGTAATTTAGCTCTTACTTCTGCGGATTTATAATCAAAATTTACTTTACCTTGTGCTCTACTTTCTAATTTAACCATGTGGTATTTACCACTGTGCTTTAAAAAGTATCTATGGTTATCATATAGCTCATCTCTTTCTCTCTCTTTTTCCCAGTGGAATACATATTCTAATCCTTTAACTGGAGAGTTTGTAGCGGATAAACCTACATTATTTTCAGTACCATCATAATACTGCTTACCTTTAACTTCATAATCATATCTAGCTAGTTTTCTTATACCTATACCATATCTATAGTCAAATTCATAATAGTTAGTTCCATCTACAACTTGTGGTACGCTATATAACCCACCATCTTCACCAGGTCTTACAAAGTAATCTGGGGCTTCTTCTTTAGGATTTTGCATATCACCTGCCACATAGATAGTACTATATTTAAATAGCTCATCGTAAATAGATTTAAAAAATCTACCCTTTTCTTTTTCTTGTGCAATATTATTAAAAGATATTAATAATACTAGAATAGTTAAAATTTGCTTCATAATTTATTTCTTTATTGTTTTTGTTGCTTTTGGTGGGTTTACATCCGCTCCATATATATCTTTATCGCTATAGCCTGCACCTTTTAAAACCATTGTTTTAAAATCATTAAACCACGAACTTATTCTTTGCGCAGTAGTTGGGTTAGTATTATAAACCGGGTTGCTTTCATCTCTTTTTAAATAAGTGCGTTTATGCTTATCTTGCACCGCTATATTTTTAGCAGCAGTAACTGCTCTTCGTAGTTGTTTATTTCCTATCATGTTTATTAAGTTTGTATATTATATGTAATTACTTATTATCTCGGTGTTTTAATCAATTTATATTGTTAATCCTTTTTTCTTTAATCTTTTTCTAGCATCTTCAAGTATTTCTTCAACAGTCTTCGGTTCTTTTTTCTTAGGTGGGAATTTTTTATCAAACACTGCTTTTGGTACAAAATATTGCCATTTACCATCAAGCTTTCTTTTAAGCCTTATATAGTCCACACCTTCTTCGCCTTCTGGTTTAAACGACCTTGGGCCTGATAAAGGTATTCTTGTATAACCTAAGTTTACAATTGAATCAATTTTTCTTTGATGATTTTCTTTAGTCTCTTCTCTTTCTTTTAAATATTCATCGGTTTTTATAGGTGTTTTACCAAACTCAGAATGTAAATCCATTCCTTCAATACCTAAGTCCCACTCATTCCAACCTAAAGTTAAAGCTACTTTTTGCCAATCTGCTGTTTCATCAGAAAATACTGATTGTAAATTATGAGTTTTTATTAATAATCTATCTAATGGTATATTAAATAATGCTTCAGAATATTTAGCAAAATGTCCAAGGCGAGGATTACGAATACTCCATTCTTCCCATTGCTTACTATTTTTATATGTCTTTTTTAGATAATCAGCACTCATCAGTTTTTTAATTTTACTACCTATAGGAGGTGATAATTCTAATATATTTTTCCAATCTGAATCATAAAAACTTTGGTCTTCTTTTAACATGTCTTTCCCAAAACCTTTTGCTGTTAAAACTACTTGCCCACCAGTACCAAATCCTCTTAGTAGTGAATCTGCCATTCCTTCAAATACATTAGTAACTTTCTCTTTTTGCTTGTCTGGGTCATCATCGTATAACCCGAGCCCTAAAGCATATACTCCTTTTTGTAAAAAGTTAAATAAAAAGTTTTGTAGTGAGCTATAATAAACTATTTTACTTAAATTTGATCTCCAATCACCCCTACCATAATATAAATCTTGGCCCGCTCTTTTTATTATCCTATTATACTGCATAGGTGTGTTGGCAAACGCTAATAACAGCCTACCTAGAGGTGAAGCTTGTTGAGCAGATATTTTATCTGGCCTACTAGATTGTTGTGCTTCTTCTGTGAGCTCCATGAAATCTTCCCAGGCTTTTTTCTTAGCCTCTGCTTCACTCATTTTTTTCTTTTTAATAAGAGAATTAACCCTGTTTCTATAGAAACTAGCACCACCCATTGCAATTGCAAAACTATCTGCAATTCTTGTAGGTGTAAACCCATTTTTTAATATTAAAGCTGTAACACCTTTAACGCCTCCTTTATTTGCGGCTTCAGCAAGTTCAGCTTCATTTATATTTAATTGTAACCCACCTCTTCTTATTTTAAGATAATCTGAATTAAAAATCATTAACCAATCTTTCCAATATTGTTTTTGATTTGCAAAAGCTTTACCAGCTGCATATAGATTATTATCATGCCAATTAATATAGTTAGCCATAGATATTGTTTGTAGCAAAGCAGAACGCATATTATAATACATTATTGTACCAACAGATCCATTAACCCATTCTTCCCAATTCCTGACTATTTTGTTCTGAGCCTGCCTATTTTTACCTGTACGCATTCTCTCAAGCATCCCTTCCAGTTGTTCAACAAATTCATTACCATATGCAACCCTCATTTTATTTAAATTCTTTTTAGAAAACATTATATCAACATTTTCTTGCCATTCTTTTAAATGTTCGGCTCTCCTTCTTGTATTTAAATCATGAGCTAAATCCATATCTATAGTACCAGCCTCCCAATTAAGCTCTGGCGCAGGGTAACCTTTATTGCCGCTTAGTTTAATTACTTCTTCAGCAAACTGCATTAAACTTAAATCATCTTTAACATAGTTCACCATATCGGCAATATCTTGTTTAGGAATCCCAGGTATATCCATACCTTGTGTTTTCCATATATATATTCTTACAGCTTGGTCATTAGTATATATATCACCTTTAATTCGTTTCTTTAATTTTCCAGCAGTTTTTTTGTATTTAGCTTTTAGAGCCTTAATATCATCTGCCATTTTCATCATTTCAAAATTAAGCCCTTGAATACCGGTATTATAAGGTCTATGTAAATTTTCTATAAAAAATGCTTTTGCTTTATTACCTTCTTCACCCCTTATATTTTTCATCATTTCATATGTAAAGCCTTTTAAATCATCTGCGGTAAATCTAAATATAAATCCTCCTTTTAATTCGTTTCTATAAAATCCTTTTGCGCCAAGAACATACCCTTTAGTATCAGAGTATTTAACAATATTTTTAATACCAGAACTTTGTTCTATTATATTATTTATTCCATTATTTAAATTTACACCACTATCACTAAAGTTTGTAAATGCTTCATTTATATTAATGCTAGGGTCTATATCTTTTGCAGTTGCTCTTTTACCATCTGCTTTTTGTATATAGAAGTAACTTCTTACAAAAAATGTTCTTACATCTTCAGCTTTTAAATTTTTACCGCTTTTCTTATTATAGAATGTATTGCCACCTTTACCTGTTTTAAGTGTTGGTTGTACCTCAGTATTAAATCTATCACCTTTTGTATCAGTTAAATTTAATACACTTCTTACTCCCCCAACTCTTCTTCCCCACCAATTTTTATTTGTACCCATATGCATAGGGTTATTTGTTAAAGATAGTAAACCTACATCGTCAAAATATATATAACTTCCACCTTTTTCTGCATATATATCAGCAATGGTTTCTAATCCATCAATTGTAAAATTAAGTTGTTGGTCAGAAAAAAGAACCCCATTTTCTTTTAATAAATCATCTATTTTTTTACCATTAATAAACTTTTCAGTATAAAGCTTATTGTCATTATCTTTATCTATATAATACTCAATATTTAATTTATCAAGAACATCTGTAGTTCTCTTTAATAATACTTCATGGGCATTTTTAACTTGTATTAATGCTTCCCCTCCTAATACTCTATTTGTTTCTGTATACCCAGCTTTTGAACCAACTTTATCAGTAAATTTGCTTTTAATTTCTATTCCAAACTCTTTACCGCCATCAACTCTAAATCGAATATCAATACCTTTATCGCCAGTTTTTAGTTGCTTTAAATAGTCCATATTAACAATTTCAACCCTGTCACCAAGTAAACCTTTAACTTCCATTGCAACATAATATTCTAAAATTTGCCCTTTAGCGCCTTTTATTTGTTTAGAAGTTATATCATTATATTTTTTCTGCCCTTTTATTAAGGCCTCAAAAAACTCAACAAAAGTACCTAAATTGCCATCAAATGACTCTAAAAGGTTTACTATATTCGGTTTACTATCACTGAATTTTGTATCTATTCGGTATTTAACATCGACTTGTGATAATACTTGTTCAACGGCATATGTATTTTCTAATACATCATCTGCAAAATAAAAGTTATTGAATCCTTCTTTTGCTTTACCTAATATCCAATCTGCTTTTGCTTGCGGAGAACCATCAGATAATCCAATTATATTTTTTTCAGATAATGCTATACCTTGCGATTTTAACCATGCTTTTATTGCTGGTGCTGCTTCTTGTGGTCTTGCGGTTAATATAAATACATTTTTATTACCAAATTTATTTACAGCTTTTTGTAATCTGTTAAATAAAGGTCCTTTTTCACCTCCTATAACTTTATTAAATTCACTAAAATCAAATTTAGCACCGTCTTTCTTTAATGCATCATGTTGTTTTGCAAATTCAGTAGCAGTTAGTTTTGTTGGTTGTTTAATTATAGACTTATCTATAACAGCTATACTCTGTGTTGTTCCACCAACTACCTGAGTTCCATCAGTATATTTAAATCCACCAAAACCTTTTTCTTTTAAAGCAGCTTTTATTTTGTTTACATTTTTCTTTCCAATATAAAAATTTTTAAACCTAGGGTCTATCATTTCATATAATAAACCTTTACTAGTATCAATTTTTAGCTGTTTCATTATATCTAAAACTTGAGTTTCAACTGCTAAACTAGAATTATTTATTGAGAACTGCTTAACTTCTCCTCTATTCATTCTAGCATATTCTTGGGCTTCTCTTATATCTGTAGCTAAAAATATTAAACCTGTTCTCTTACCTAGCTCTTCAAAAGTTTTTGGACTAGCATTGTAAACAGCGCTTTGATTAGGCATTGTAACACTTACCTTGCTTTTAGAAATCGCAACAGTATCATCAAAATCTAATACAGTTATACCAGCGCTTGAGTCACTAAATTCAAAGTCAACAGCTCTGTCAATTTCTTTTGCAACTTGTGCTAAATAATTTTCACTAAATTGTTCACCATTAATTTCTACAATTTGTTGAACTTTATCTAATATCTTTTCGTCTCTTAATACATCTAGTGTAGCGTCAAATGCAATTTCTTCAGCTAACGATTCAGCTAAAGCTGTTTTCCTTGTTCCTTTAGTAGAAGGTTTAACATCATCACCTAAGAAATAATTCATCCACTCTTCTTTTGTAATATCTCTTTTAATAAATATTGTATTACCCTCTGGAGTACTTTCTCTTGCTCTTTTACCTTTTTTAGGGTCAAAAACCTCTTCGCTAAATTGCTCAAATCTTTTATTAATATTCCCCTGCGATATAATACCATATGCTAATTCAAAATATTCATCTAAAAATAATTTATAAGGATTAATTTCAACGACTATATCATCTTCAGGTTTAACGGTTTCTTTTGTTGTACCTATATAGTCAGTAATTAATTTTTTTAATTCTGTCCTAAATGCTTTTTGTAAAGCAAATTTAAATTTTTTAGAATCTACCTTAGGTAATCTAGTACCAAATGTTTTTATTACTGATTGTTTTACTTTTTCAATTATTTCTGGATTTAATCCCAATGCAGTCCTAAGGCTTTCCCTTTGATTTAATACTTCGGGATCAGTTGGGTCATACCCTGTTTCTTTATAGTCACCGCCAAAAAATTGTGGGAATATATCTTCGGCAATCGTTTTACTTCTTTGTCTTAATCTTGCTATAATATGTGAAGCTAGTACTGGGTTTTTCTTAGGATCGTATGTTAATAAAGAACCCAATATTCCATACACAGGATCATTAATTAATCCATCTTCAAATTCTTTTTTATAAGTAGTAAAACCAGGAACTCCTGAATATTTTTTTAAAATTTCATTTATAACATTTCTAATATATTTATTATTTGCAATCTGAGGTACCGCTTCAGCACCAAGGTTTTTCCACAATTTTTGAATTATATCAGCGTCAGAACCCGGTTTTATTGTTGAATCTGAAAATTTCATTCCATCAATCAGCTTTTTTACATCAGCATCAGCTTGATTAAGTTTCCCTCTTAAATTTACCCTTATACTTTTTAAATCACTTCTTTTAAAAGTACCATTTTTTATTTTCATTCCTATATCATATAGAAACTTTATAGTATCTAATTCACTTCTAAAATTAATATCCATCCCGCTTTTTTTACTTAAGCTCTCCGCAATTACACCTATAAGCTTGGGATCTTTTACTTTACCTTCTGCAATTCTTTCTAAAAAGTTTACTATAACTTCTTCTGGGTTAGTTATATCCGCTTGTTGACCTCCCCCGGATTTGAACATTATATTATACAGTTTTTTATCTGTGTCTTTTATATAATCTTTAATAGTTTTAGCTATGTCAAGGTATTGCTCAGGGTTTGCAGCTAATGCTTTAAATAATACTGAATGAGCAAACTCGTGATAACCAGTTCCTGCTCTTTCATTTGCTAAGGCATTTTCTTTAGATATTAATTCAAAATTTTTACCCTTAATTTCAGTATTTATACCATTAATATCCCCTCTTAATATGGCATCTCTACTTGTGGTAGTTTTATAAACTATTTTACCATTTTCAATAATCCAACGTTTTCCTTTTTTATCAAGCTCTGCTTTACGTTTAGGGTCTTGCTCAATAAATTTAATTAAGTCTTGGTTGGTTTCAAAAACTTTTATATTTTGTAATTCATTCCCCTTTGCATTTTTTGTATGTAAATCAAATTGGTCAGCAAAATATATACTAGATGCTTCTTGGAAAACTTTAGTAGTGTTAGGGTCGTTTATTCCATCACGCTTTAATTTTTGCTTTGCTTTCTTTATATACGTGTCATAAAGATTTGAATCTTTACCCTTAAGATTAGCAAATTCATTACCAAAATTTTCTTGAGACCTAAATAAATCCCTTGCAAATTGGTATTTATCAAATTCTTTTTGTAGTGCATTAAGAGCCCTTGTGTCATCCGCTGATAAAAACATTCCCCCTGCTTCATCATAAATTTTTTGAGCTTGTATTCTAATATCTTGCTGGGCTACAGTATTCTCCATAAATTGCTTAAAAGCCCTTTTAGACATTTTGGTAGTTATATTATTATATAAGTCATTTATTATAGCTTCCCTATCTGTTTTTAATTGATTATATGAATTAACAAGGCTATTATACTCGGTTGTTCCTTTTTTAAACTTTGAATTTTTTCTATTTAAAGCTTTTTCAATAGCATTCATTTCAGAATTTATTTCATTGAATTTTTTCATATCAGAAAATGAACTAAAATCCTGCATCATTCTACCAGCAGTTGCCGGCGCTGCGTTCATTATAATACTAAACATAAGCCCTGAGAACATTGCATGGTCTACATTTTCCATCAATGGTCTACCCAATAGCCAGTTTTGAGAAACCATTGTTAAACCCTCACTAACAGGTTCTGCTATTACTGGGAAAGCTATGTTATTTTTAAAAAATTGTTTTCCACTTATTTTCCATGCCTGTTTACTAGGGTCTCTTAATAAGAATTTTGCTGTATTACGTAATAACATATATGAAGGAGCAGTTCCAAAGATACCTTCTGCTGCTCCATATCCAGCAGATACTAAGAATTTTTCAGCTTCACTATATTCTAAGAAAGGGTCTCGCATTTCTTGGGCAGTCATAGTATTATATTGTTGGCCACCTGAAGCACCTCCAATCCAAGCCCCTGCACCAGTTGCTTCAATTAAAGGTATTTTTTGTACATTTCTACCTAAAATTTTAACTGTACCTGAAACACCCAGCTTCCGTGCAGTCCAACCCGCAAGTCCCCCTCCAGCAATCATTGTTGTAAATATAGGTATTTGAGTAGAAATTTCTTGCATGGCAAATTCACCAAAATTGTCTAAACTATCAAAAGCATTTTCAAATTTAATATCTGGCTTGTATGTATTCTTAACCCCAGCTTTAAAATTATCCCACTTTAATGAAAGGTTATCCATATCAATTGTTCTATTTTCAGCCCACTTTGCTGCATCAGGTAGAGGTATGGCTCCTAAAGTTATAGGAAGATTGCCAGCCCCCGACATAATTCTCATAGCACCCAAGCCTAAATCTCCAAAGCCCAATACTACGGTTGCCATATTTTTATTTAATGTATCGTAATCTTTACCTAGTAATCCTGCCGCAACATTTAGTGTCTCCATATCCCCAGTAGCTAATTGAATATCTGGCAAAACCTCTAGTAATACTTTTTTATTTGCTCTATATAAAGCTAATTTTTTCTGCATGGCAATAGCTTCTTCGCTATCAAATTCAAATCCTGGTTGGGACGCACGCTCTCTATATGCTAATATTTCTCTACCTAATTCTTGATTTTCTTCATAATCTTCTTTAAGGGTTTTATTAACTTCTTGAAATTTTTCAACATCTTTAAAAATAATACCCTGTAAATCTTTAAATTCATCATAATCAGGTGTTTCTCTCATAGGCACAGAAACAGGAAAAACAGTGTCTTTATAAGATGAAACCCCTCTTTTTAAAGATGGGCCTTTTACGCTAAATAAATCTGCTCTATCACTTAGATATCTATTAACCTTATCGAGTCTTACGCTATAAATATATTGATATTTATAATTTTCTAATACTAATTTTTGGGCTTCTTCAAATAAAGCTTTTTCCAAAATCTCCCCTTTAAATCCTTGAGAAATTAATTCACGCCTAATATCATTTAATTTTTCGATTTCAGATTCAGATAAATTATAAGCATGAGGTTCTAGTAATTTTTTGTATTCCTTTTCAACATTTTTATTATGATCATCCTTTGTAATTTTTAAATCTTCATACATTTGAAGCGTATCAGTTTCAACAATTTTTTGTTTTTCAGTATCACCAACATTCATACCTTTTTCAAAAATATTATCTCCTATTGGTTGAAATTCATAAACAAGTTTATCAAAATAACTAATATCTGAAAACTTTTGATCAATAGCTCTTAATTCTCCCTCTGATAATTTATTTTCTGCAGCAACAGTAGCGCCTTCTGGGGACATTGAAACATCATAGTCATCAACATCTATAGTTGGTTTAGCAACAGGTTCAAATCCACCAAAATTCTGATTTATAAATAATTTTATTTCAGGTGTTAACTCAGTACCATATTCTTTATAAAAGTCTTCCACAAATTTATCCTGTGAAGTATAATTTTCATTAACAAAGTTTATTTGAGCATTAATATCCACATTAGGATCATACTCATTATATAAAGCTTTTATTAATAATTGATTTATATTTGGCATAGATTATTTTTATTTTGGTCTTAATTCACCACTTATCTTTATTTGTTTAAGTATGTGATCTTCACTTAATTTATCATAATGATAAAGATCGGTGTAAACAGCATTTCTGTCTGATTTTTTTGCTCCTAATTTCTTCATCAATTTTTCAATCAATGGGGTAACATTTCCATCCTTTTTAAATTGTACAATCAAGTCTTTAATATCAAAAGAATCAATAGTCATATCTGTTACTGTAGTTTTATCAGGCATAATCACTGTTCCTGTAGAAGCTTCTTCAGAAATAAAGGCTGACAAATAAGAATCTTTAACTATTTTTTGAGCAATTTCATTAACAGTCATATTTTTTGATTTTTGTAATAAATCAATAAGCCTAGTTGTGTTGTTAGCCATTTCATTTTTTCTTTTTCGCTCTGTTGAACTATCATCAGGATTATTAAAATACCCAACCTCTTCAGGTTTAGCCCTTTTATTTTCTTCCTGTACCCTTTCTATAATACGATTTACAACCTTTTCTCTCATATCTTTAAAATCATACTTACTTTTCCAGTCATCCTTACTAGGATCAAAATCCCCAGATGAATCTGTGTCAAATAATTCAACCAATTCTTCATTTGTAAAAAATGGCATTTTATTATTTGGATCACCTATGGGTAGATCATCAAACATAAGTGAAAAAAGCGCGTTTTCATTTTCCCCTATGAAATTATTTAAATATATTTTCATATTATTAAGAGTTGAATTAGGTATATCTACACCTTTAGTCCCTGTGGTATTTGCTAATTCATAAAATTCATTTATTTTATTTATTTCTGGTAACGGGTATTGTTCCCAGTCATCTAACTCGTCTACTTTTATATCAATTTTTTTGCCTTCAACCATTGTAGATAAAATAAGTTCACCATCTTTATTTCTCGATGTCTCATAATTAGGATTTTCTTTATTTAATATTTGCCCCAAAGCAATATATTTATCAGCATGAAGAAGTTTCCAAGTTTCTGAGATATTAGGATGTTCTTTTATCCAATTAGCTTTTGCCGTTTGTAAGGTTTTAGCCTCTGTTAATCTTTTTGTTAAAAGCTTTTCTTGTTTTTTCAATTCAGCAGTTATATTTATATACTCTTGTGTACCAGGAGCATACTTATAAGGATCAGCAAATCTATCCATATTTAATTTACCAATAGTATTTCTTATATCATTTAATTCAGAAGTTATCGTCTTTGCTAAATTTTCATCTAATAATTCTATTTCAGGATTTTCTGGAAGTTTGTCTAAATATGATTGAGTAAGAATACTAGCATTTCCAATTCTTTTTTGTTGGGCTTGTATCATTGATACATAGCCTTTTAAAGACTTGTCTACAGCTTTAGTAATAGAGCTGCTAATATTGTAGCTTTTATTTGCGTGTGCCATTGCAGCACCTAATATTAATAATTTATCTGCCATTTTTTTTTATTTTTATTTAATTAGCTACTGCCACCTCCACCAAAAATTCCTTTAAAGAAGCCGCCAATCCCCTTAGCCCCAGCTTTTAATTCATCACCTATTCCAGCACTACTAAAACCACCCATTGCAGCACCTATACCAATATCAGCAATTCCTCCAACTAATGCTTCTGTTGCTTCTTTTCTTGCTTGGTCTGCCGCGGCTTTTCTTTGTTGTGCCATTCCTAATAATGTACCTTGTTTTTCGTATTCCATTTTTTGTCTTTGGGTTTCCCCTGCTGCAACTGCCATTTGTCTTGAGCTTTCTCCCTGAGCACCTAACATTGCATTTCTTTGTTCTTGCTTAGCTAAATCTGCGGAAGCTTGTTGAGCTGCCATTGCTTGTGAATTTGCTAATGACTGTGCTAATGCAGCTACACCACCACCGCCTGCAGCGCCAGCCAAGCTATGCATTATATTAGCTGACCCCTGCGCTGTTTGTTGTGCTGCAAAATCAGCAGCCTGTGTACTAACTGTTAAATTCTGATAAGGATTTGTTATATTTTTATAAGGATTTGATATATCTAGATTTTCAAATTCCATTCTTCTTGAAGCTAATTCTTGTTGTGCCGCCCTTTGCTCACGTCTTCTTTTTCCGCCACCTATTAAACTACCTACCGTTTTTACAACGCCACCTACGACTGAAGCGCCGCCCATTTTTGCCATTCCTTTAGCTGTTTGCGCAAAAGGAGTTAAAAGATTTTCTTCATCCATAGTATTTGTATTTGTTCCTAAGCTACCCCCTCCGCCTATACCTGCGAGCGATAACTGTGTTTTTTGCCATTCTTTAAATTTGTCGAAAGCACTAAAGGCGCTCTTTGTACTAGTTGTTATACTCATTGCTTATATTTATTTATTATTACGTATTAACTGCTTATGCTAATTTCACTACCTACAGAATATATCTCTTTAGAATCTGTAGATGTATTTTGCATTTTAACAGTAGCATGGTACCCCAATAGTCCGCTTGTTTGCCATTTTGCATTTTTTGAATAAAACACAAAATAAGGTGATCCACCTGTTGGAGGGGCTGATGAATACCTTCCTGTGACCGATGTTGCTGTAACTGCTGTTATAGTTCCAATCTCTGTAATAACATCACCGGTTGGGTGAACATAATATAATGTATCAGCTTTTTGTAAATCTTGTGGTGTATTATTAGCAAAATTATATGTTATATGATCACCTCCACTTGTTGAAACACTACTGTATACCCCTATTCCTTGTACATTTAAAGCTTTTAAATCAATTGTGGATGCGTTTTCTGTAACACCACTTATGTAATTAAAATACTTATTTTCTTTTTCTATAAAAGAAGCAACAGCACCGTCTTGCTGATCAGTAACTATGCTTGCACAAGTCCAACCAGAATCTCCTTCATAATTTAATGTTCTAAAATTTTTCATATTAGCAGGAGCTTCATTAAATATAAACTCTACAAATGGTGTAGTTGCAGCGCCATAAAATGTATTTCTAGTTCCTACATGATTTTCATATATATGCCCATTTTTAAATGTAAAGTATTTATTATTCACACTAACACCCCCTTCATTTACATATGATTTCCTACTACACCAGCCATTTATTGGTTCTGAGAAAGAAACTGTAGTATTAACAGTGGTAGGTAAAGAAATATTATATTGTGACTTAACAACATCATAGGAACCATGGATATATCCTGATTGTAAATTTAAATTATCTCTAAAATAATCTTTCATCCCATAATTTGATATAGCTTCCATGCCGTCCATTGAATGTCTTACTACTGCTCCACTTTTAGCGTCTACAAAATAACTTCTAAATAGAAAGTCATCAAAGCTTTCTGGATTAGTTCCAATACCATAATTAGAACTATAAGGCATTGATTGCCCTAAAACAGCTTTATTAGATGTTACGTTAGTGCTCCCATCAGCATTAAATAATGCATCTTTATTTGTAAGTATTTTAATAACTTTATTTTCACAATATGCAATTATATCATTATATCTTGTATGTAATAATTGAATACTACCATATTCTGGATTAAGTCTTTTCGTAATATCTTCTGCTATAATAAATTGATTAAATCTATTAACATTTGTTTTACCATTATATATTTGGGAAAATATTAAACCATTAGTAACAGCTTCTTCTTGATAATTATCTTCAAATATTGTCGAAACCCTAACACCTTTACCAACAGGTGGTGAATTAAAGTCGTCTCTTATTGTAACTCCTTCAACACCATTTTCAAAACTAATACAATTATAATATGACAATAGGTTATTATTACCATGATTACTACTTACTGTCATGTTTTCCTGAGTTTCATAATATAAATCAATATCTACATCATCTTGTGGCTCTGTTTCAAATATTGGTGGATTAACTATATTAACTAAATCTTCACTATCAATTTCATATACAGTCATTTGCATAGTATTAGCATCCCCATCATCTCCTTGTCTTCTTAATGTTTGGCTTAGATTTGTATCTAACCCTATACCATATACTCTTCTTGTACTACTATCATAATTTTCATCATATTGGTATACTCTTTCAATCTTATAATAATTTGTATCTGCAGTAGCTGTATTGTCAAATTTTAAAAAATTACCTGCTTTTAAATTTTGTAAAAATGGGTGCGCCCCATAATCCGAATCAGCATCCCCATATGACTTATCTGTTCTTATTGAAAAATGATATGGATTAGCAACAAGCACAGAGCCGTGGGCACTATTTTGCCACCCAGGCGTACCAGTAGCACTTGCATTATTATTTGGTGATGTCCAACCACCTGCAGTCGGGGCAGCGTCTCTAACGGTTGAGCTACTTGTGTTTTCCCCTGCATTACCCCCAGTAAATACATGTAGAGCTCTTGGGTCATTATCAGCTTGGTCACCATCTAAAGATATTGTACTAATTGCATTTAAATTTTCTGTATTAGTTACGCTACCTTTAAGCTCGGCAATTAGATTAGTATCAGCTTTTAATTTTAAAAAGAACCTACCTTCAAATTCTGCTTTACCAGATTCATCTTCTTCTTTAACACCCACTAATTTTACACCTGGTCTTAAAGCAGTTGTAAGAGGATTAGCAACATAATCTTCATATAAACCTATAACATCAGTACCAAATTCTTCTGTAAAATGTAATTCAATATCATCGTCATCAGAAAGATTTAGTTCTCTAGATTTTATTTCATAAACTTTACTTTCAGTATCACCACAAATAAATTTTACTTTTTTACCTGTTGATACAGCTGAAAAAGCGTCTTTTGAAACACCTCTATCAGAGCTACCCATTGTTGCACTTGCGCTGGCTACTTTTAATTCACCCTTATTGTGCATATCCCTAATAGTCACTCTATTTCTATCTGGAACAGGAGTAGAGCCCGGCTTTATTGTTGTTTGGTCATGGTCTTGTTCGTAATCTTTACTAAATGTAAATGTTGTTGGGGTATAATATTCTCTTAATGGCTTTGCTAAAAACTGCGGAGGTGTTGTTAGTTTATCTAATACTTTAAATTTATCTGTAATATCGGAAGGGTCATTACCTGTTTTCTTTTTTAATATTAATATATCATCAATATCAACTTTATTTATTTCTGCAGAAGGAAATGATACATATACATATCCCTGATCATCTTGATAAAAACTATCTGCACATAAATTATATTGTAAAGATGATATTTCTTTAATAAAATATCTATAGTTTGTTGCAAACGCCGGTGCAGATGTTGTTATTTTTGCAGTTAATTGGGTCATATTTTTAGCTTGCCCTTGTGGTACTTTTATAATACCAGTTTTATCTGTTAAAACAGGTGTTTGTCTACCATATAAATCCATATATACAACACCAATTTGATATGTTCTATTTGATTTTATAGATTGTCTTTCATTTCTATTTGAATCAGTAGGGTCATATCTATTTCTTAATCCCACTTCAAATGCTACAGGTGCAACAGGTAAGTCAAATTGATGTGTATAATTACCATATATTAATCTATTCGCACTTACATCTTGTGCTTTTGCTTTTTTAGGAACACTATCAAATAATCTTAATAATTGATTTGAAGGTAAAACTTTAAATATTTGTTCATCTTTAACTTCAAATGTGGTTGCTAAACTACCATTTGATTGTCTTTTAATTGTATCTACAATATAAACGTTTGTACCAACAGATTCCCTATAGATTATATCAATTTCATCAACATCAGCATGAACATTGCTGTCTAAATTTTGTAATGTTAATGCACGTAATGTATTAACCATTGATTTGTTATATCCATCTTCTGCATTATATTCAAACCCAGTACCACTGCCTACTGTTGAATCAGGTAAAAATGCTGGATTAGAAAATGGAGCTAAACAAGAATATTGTCCATTATTATATTTATATCTATATGAAAATCTTGGAAATTTTCTTTCAAAAAGAGGGTCGTCTTCTTGCAGTAAACATGTGTAAGCAACAGCGGCCCCTCTAACTTGTTTGCTTATTGTTAATATTTCAGCGCCTGAAAAACCTGTACCACCATCATAATTTGATGCCATTTTTATTCTAGCTTCTGTTTTTGTTATTTCACCATCTGAAGCAGAGAAATCAAAACTAAATATTATAATATCATTAGCTTGATAATTTGGATCTGCACTAAAAGTACCGCTAACAGTAGTCCCTGCATCTTTTGCATTTTGTAAATCACTACCTGCTGAAGCAGATAAATCTATACTACAAGTTACTGTATTACCTCCTGCTGTACCAGTTCCTCCCCTTGTAGAACTACTCATACTTAGTGTTGGAGCGGCTAAAGGTGATTTTTTAATAACAGTTATTCTTTCCGCTGTTAATCCAGTGCTTGTACCAGTAGAACCAGATGTTTGGCTCCTCCAATATTCAATATCTACTTGTCTTGGTTCATTTAAGTTATCTGTAAAGTATAATATACCGTCAATAACATTTGCACCTGTTATTAAATTATTAGTATTAAAATTTAATACACTGCCGCTGTCAACTAATATTGTATCATATGCGTTTGTTGAATAATTCCACTCAGATATTAAATCTTTTGCGGAAGATGTTATAAACCAATATATTTTACTATTTTCAGTATCTTTAACATTACCTATACATGTAGCTGACGACAGGGATATAGAATCTCTCTGTGTAGTCCCTTTAATATTTTTTAGGGCGCCTACACTGCTGCCGTCTGAAAAATCAACGTCAACATTTAGTGCGTCTCTATATTCACCATTAGGAATTAATCTTTCATCAAGGTCTTTATTCATTTTACCTTGGATAAAAGCATTTTTAATTTCTGGCATACTTTAGTGTTTTATTACTTTGGATTTATTTCTCATTACTTGTGCAAGCTCGCGTGGATTAAGATTAGCTAAACGTAATTTAGCTGTTCTCATTGCCGCAAACCTATCTCTTTTATATCTATGCACAATATATTCAGGGAAGTTCACTCTTGAACTAACAATTGAATAAACAATATGCTTATATATTGCTTCTTCTGCTAATTTATGGACGCGCATTTCAGCATCAGTACCCATACCGTCAGATATGTATTTTAAGGTTATAATTTTTCCAACTAAATCAGAGCTAAAATGTATTTTACCATTTATTTCATCAATTAGATACTGACCATTTTTAGAAGCTAATTCAGGATTTATACCAAATCTTCTTCCATATTCATCATGTCTTTCATTAACAGTATTTATATTATCTAAAGAATCATCAATAGTTGTATTAGTAGCTTCTTTAAATCTAGTTTGTGTAGCCGGTACTTGTGTTAATAAACTATCATCATTATCATATAAATACCCAGCATCACTATCTTGAGCTATAGATTCAGATGGTATTGATGTAAATCTTGCGGGGTATAAAACATGTTCATATCCAACATCATCTATGCGTGAAATTTGTACATAATCCACATAGTCTTGTGGCATAACCATTGCCAAGCTATCCGGTATTTCAATTTCTTGTATTTTTTCAACCTTAGATATATCATAACTAAATTCTTGTATTCCTCTCTTAGCATGGAATAATACATCTGCCCTTTTTATTTTAGGAATTATTTTATCTTGACCAACATATGAAATCATAAAATTAGTAACTATATTTGATAAAGATATATATCTATAATTACCAGAAATAATGGGATTTATTAATTTAACTTCAACAATATCACCAACTGTTCTACCAGCAGAAAATATTACTTTACCTGCATTACCTCCGGTTTGGGAATAAGTATATAAATCATCATCTACCTCTATATTGTTAATAAAAACAATAAATTTTGATTCAGCCGTTGGCAAGGGATCTAATGTTAATAAAAACTCAGTTTGGTTTGCAGTCGCTGTAAACTTTTGTCCTGGCGTATAATACTGATAATGTGTTTGATTTATGAGTGCCATTTATTATGATTTTTCTTGTGATACGTTTTTAGTGTCTTCTCCACTAGCCATTGCATATATAGAATTATCTTTTAATGCTATCCCAGCTAATGCTAATATTTTTATTACTATTTCTGTTTCTTCTGATTCATGTAATTCGAAATTAACAGATGATGCTGAATCGTATAAACCAGTTGTACTATTAGCAGCCCAAGAAACGGTTGTTGGTTCTTTAATATAATTACAAGATACACCACTTGTTTTTTGTTCAATTGCCCCTGCGGCATTAGATCCATATACTTTAACGCCAGAAGCGTCTCTAATATACATAGGGAAATCGTTTGTTGGTTTTACTAATTGTGATTGTGTTATATATAGATAATCTTTTTGAGTCATGGATTCAGCCTCTGCGCCGTTAAATACGATAGAGCCTAATCTATATAAATCAGCGGGTAAAGTTGTCCCGCTAGTTACAGTTTGATTTGTTTTTTCAAATAAACTTATTTTTTCTTCTATTATAGCGAGCATATCGGCGTATTCGCTATGGTTACCAGGAACTCTTCCAAATTGATTTAAATCATAAAAGTATTGCTCAAGTATATCTAATTGTACTTGATTTGCAAATGTATTAAATTCCTGAGGCGTTATATAACCTCGTTGTTCTTTATTTGTTATAGCTAATACCCTTTGGTATACTGTGTTTACGTTTACTGCCATTATATTTTTATTATAGGTTAAAGGCCCACAAAAGCAGGCCTCTACCTACATTTGTTTACTTTAGTTTTTTCTCAATAGTTTGATATACTTCAATACCTTCGTCGGTTTTAAAGTATGCAGCTAAAGCAGAATATGGATTTTCATCAAATGGTACTGTCATAAGTTTTCTATCATTTGTACCCCACATAAATGTTCTTTGGTCATTTGATAACTTAATTATACCCATTTCAACAGCCTTGATTCCAACATTCCTAATATTTATGTTTTCATCATTCGCTAATTCTAAGAACAAGTAAGGATTTTGCCTAGCAAATAGTAAGCAATCTCTTTTTATCTCCTTAGAACTCATGCTAGATACCTTATTTCCAAACTCTGATCTTAATATAGCTTCCATTCTATCAACTTCCAGCGTTTGGGCTGTGTTTAATGCATGAATTTCAGCTTCAAGATATTGCATATCATTTTCAGCAATTTTTACAGGATTATATTCTTTAAATTTAGTCCCATTCCAAGGGTGTAAATCTAAAAAATTTTGTAATGTTTGCTTTTCTTTTGGGACATATAATTGTCCATCTCTAAAAACAATATGACTTAATCTTTCTGGTCCTTTCATTTCATCAACAAATATTGTTTTTTGATTTTCACAATATTTCATTTCTCTTTCATAACCAAGAGCCTCATCAAACCAAAAAAGCCCTCTACTTCTTAATACATATACAATAGGTGTTTGATTTAAATTTAATTCATACACTTTATCTTTGTATTGTTTTTTAACCTCTACAGGTTTTTTAACCTCTACAGGTTTTTTAACAACCTTTTCAACTGGTTGTTTTTGTTTTGTTTTTTCCATAATATAATATAATAAAAGTTATAATAAAGGTCAGGGTGCCGGAGCACCCATCCCCTTAAATTAATTGTTAAGAATCAAATCTGATAAAGTTGTTAGCAGCTTGTGTTACTAAACATCTTTCAGAAAGATAGTGAATTTCCATCTTGTCAACACCAGTTGTAGATGCTCCACCTACAGAACCAGTAATCCATGATTTCATTCTTCTATCATCCATTTCAGAAGCTCTATATCTTACGTGTAAGAAAGGTCTCCTAACGTTTTTACCTAATTGTTGGTCATAAACTGAAGATGTACCAGCAGGTACTAAAAGTCCTTTTAATCCACCTACTAAACCTCTTGTAGAAGCATCATTAAGATATTTCCAGTCAGTTTTGTAAAAGTCATAAGAACCTCTTCTAAATCCAGTAAACCCTAAATTAAGAGCCATGTCAGCAGAGTTTTCAAATACACCGTAATTAACACCACCAGTTACATGTGGGTTTAATCCCGCAAGTAAATCGTCAATGTAAAGATTAGCGTCTCTATCTAAGAACATCATATTCTCTTCAATTGAACCTTGCTTGTCTAACTCTTTTAATAATAAGTCAAACTCAGCAAGTTTGTCAGCAGCAGGAGTAGAAGAATCAAATTGATTCGTTGCTACGATACCTCTGTTTGCAATTGCAGATAATAAACCTTCAGATCCAACAGGAACGTCTGCGTGTGCAGATGCAACTGATTTTTCTGCTTCAATCATACTCATTTCTAAATAGTCTTCATATCTTACTCTAGTATCTCCTTCAGCCTTCATGTACCATAAGTAACCTGATTGTCCAGATTCACCACTTACTTCAACCCACCCAATTTGAGCAGTATCAGAACCAGAAATTTCAAAGTGATCTTTGATAATCATTGGTTTGTTAGTGAAAGATTTGAACACAGGCTCTACAGATTCAGTCATGCTAGCAGAACCTTTGCCGAATTCAGAACCATAAACAAAGAATTTAATTGCTAAGTTATCGTCTGCAATTCCAGATAGGTCATCTACATTTTCAGCGCCGTAAGGCTTAATTGAAATAGAGCTAGTTGAAGCTTCTATACCTGCAGTAACATAAGCTTTAAATACAACAGTACCAATAACACATACTAATGTAGCTCCTTTTCTGATAGCGTGAGCTTCAGTAGTACCAGAGTCAATACCTGTTATAGTTCCAATTGTACTTACATCAGTGTTACATACACCATTATAAGCTAAGTGCAATCTACCCTGCTCAGACCAAATAACTTGATCAGAAGCCATAGGCATTTCAGCACCTACCATTCTCAAGAATGAAGAAACAGATCTGTTGCCATATCTTTCAACTTCTTGAGCATACAGTTCAGGTAAATACTGTTGTGCCCAGTTTACACCACCTGTATGAAAATTTAAATAATTACTCGCAAGCGTCATTTGTTGAGCTGCAGGAGTAACTATACTGCCGGCCACCGGGCCAGCAAATGAAACGTTTGTTGCCATTTTGTTTTAATTTTTAATAGTTTTTTAATTTTAGTTTAATTCCAGACAAATCATCTCCACTAATAACTCTTGCTTTTATACCACCAACTTCTACCTCTTGGTGCGCTGACCGTGGGTCCATGTTGATATTTTTTGCAGTTTTAACAGATTCTTTAATAGCATCTGATTTTCCCTGCTCATAAAAGTGTTGAGCAATAGCGTCGGAATTCATCGCGGTAAATAAAGCTTTGTGATAGCCAGGAGCATCAGCCATCTTATTTTCTTTATCTAAGAACTTCTTAGTAAAGTTATTGATGTCGCTCTGGTTTTCTCTAACCTCATTTACATTCTTCACATTAAACCTAAATCTCTTTTCTCCTACGTTGTATTCAAAACCTTTGAACTTATCGTTAAAAAGCGAATTGGTTTCATTGTTAAACACATCTCTCTGAGATTGTGTTATTTTTTTATTAGCTTCAGATTCTTCATTATATCTATTAAAAAAATCCATAGCTTTTTGGGCTTCAGGTGTTAACCTTGAACCTCCTTTAATTTCTCTATAATAACTATCTTTTAATTGATTTAAATGATTTTTTGCTTGCGCAACTTCTTCTTTAAAAGATAATTCTTTCCTTTTAATATCTTTAGGGTCGTCTACTTCTTTATCATAAGAAAACTTATCATCAATTAAAAACACAATTTCATCTGCAGTTAAATGTGGTTTTGTTTGAGTATAATATTCATGGAGTAAATCCATTTGCCCAAACTTATCGTAATCCTTATTTAATGCAACATAATCTTCAAGAGTACCCCCTGTTTCATTCATAAACTTAACTAGTTCTTGAATATTTTCAGGATAATCTACTTGTTCTTGTGTTTCTGTTTTCTGTAATACTTCTTCTTGTTCCGGTGTGGCGTCGGTAGCCTCAATGCTTCCTTCCACTCCTGGATCGTCAGTTGTATCTTCTTCATTTGTAATTTCTTCAATTATTGATTCTTCTGCGACTTCCTCTTCTTTTTCTTCAGATTTTTCTTCAACAACTTCCTCAACAGCTTCTTCAGCAGGAGCTTCTTGTACTGGCTCTTCTTTTGTTTCTTCTTGTTTTGGAGGTTGTGTTAAATCTACTTTGTACATACCAGATTCTTCGTCAAAACCTGAGTTTTTCTGTACCACTTCTTCTTTTTCTTGTATAGACAATTCTTCTGTCTCTACAACTTTTGCTTTAATTTCTTCTGCCATAATAAAATATTATATGATTAATTAATAATTACTTAGGATCAAATGCCCCTAAGTCGAAATCACCGCTCATAATATCATTCCCACCAGATTCAAAACTTTTTGGTGGTAAGTTATTTTTACGTTGATCTATAAGCTCGCTTTGTTGGCTTGCTTGTATTTTTGTTCGTTCGTCTTTACGATCTTCTTTTTCTTTTACTTTTTCTTTTTCAACATCATTCTTAGCCCCATGCAGTTGCATATTATATTGGAACTCTAAATCCATTAATTCTTTTTTCAATGCTGCTTCTGCTTGCAATTTCTCCATTTCAAGTTGCCCTTTAGCTTGTTCTAACTGAATTTTGCTTTGTGTTAAAGCTTGCTGTTTTTGAACCTCTGCTTGCGCAGCTACTTGTTGGGCTTGTGCATTTGCTTGTGCCTGTGCTTGAATATTAGCTTGATTTTTTTCCATATCTTCTTGCGCCTTCTTCTTCCTTCTAAGCTTTAACAATTGATTTGCTAATTTAACATTCTTTATCATTCTAATATCTATAGCGTCCTCAAGATGTATATTATTTTGGGCAATAGCAACTTGGATATTATTTTCTAATAATTGCTTTTCTTCTTCATCTGGTTCTAATTCTAAGAATATACCAAAATCATGTAAATGTAATTCTGACATTTCTTCTAATGTTGCAACATTATGAGCACCAATAGATTGTATAAAAGCATTCGCTGTTGGAGAATACTCTAAAACATCAGATATTCTTAATGATATTTTTTCAGCAGTTTCTGTAGTTAAAAACAGTCCACTCTGTAATATATGTCTAGTTGCTGTATTACTATTAGCAGCTGCTAGTTTTTGAATACCAACTAAAGCATTAGCATCTGGTGTACTTGCATCTCTAGCCTCATTTAATCCTGTAGCATCCCTAATCATTTGCATATAATAATTATAAGTGCTAATTAAAGCTGATAATTTACCTGTACCAGCAGCATTATTTATTTCTTGAATTGGTATTTTACCAGGATTCATTTCACCATCAGCTGTAAATGAACGTCCTATAATACTACCAGTTTGGAAGAACATGTTTAATGCTTCTTGTGGATTATAATTACTACCATTACCTAAATCAACCTCAGCAAGACCATCAGCATCAACGTAGACACCATCTGGCACCATCCTAGATAATATTTGTTGTATTTTTAAATGTGTTAATTGAATCATATCAGCAAAGCTTGTTATTCTACTAACTAATGATTCAATTTTACCATTATATATTCTAGGCGCAACTAGTGAATAATTCAATTTTACTTTATTTACATCACTTTTTTCACGAAGCATGTTTTCAGCAATGCCCCATTTTAAAAGCTTTCTAGCCCCTGGTATATATACTCCTTCATATAATACCTCTACATTTTTTGCAATACGTTCAAATCTTAATCCCTTCGCATTAGGCGGGGGATTAAATGCATCTGATTTTTTAATAATTTTTTCAGCACCTGTAGCAGTTTCTTTCACTTTATAAACTTCATTCATATAAGTTTTATAATTAAAATATAAAACCTCTATTGAATTATTATCTTTTTTATTAGAACCGCTTGTATGTCTGTTATATAAATTATAATTAGCACCTCCATTTTTTAATAACCCCTGCATATCTTCATCCATTAAATCTGGAAATTCTTTTTTAAGATCAACTAAGGTTATAGTTTTCATTTCACCTATGTAGTATACATCATCAAAATATGGGGATTCTGTATGTGAATATACTAAATTAGCAGGATCAACATATTCAATTTTAATACCTTCTGAATTACTAAATGTGTTTTTAACACACCCTACACCTATGACGGTTAAATCATAATAAAATCTTTTCTTAGTTAATTCATAATTATTTAAATTAAAAACAGTGCTAATTGCCTGTTCTTCAGCTATTTCAACAGCTTGCTTATAGTTTAGCTGCATATGTAATTGAAGCTCTTCATCATTCTCAGGTAAATCTTGCCCTGGAGTAGATTGTAAAGAAATACCAAAATTTTGTTGAATAAAATCAGTTACTTGGGTTGTTTGCATATCAACTAATAACCTTTCCATATAAGCCGTTCTTTTATTAACGCCATTTGGATCTTGTGCAAATGCTTTTATATCATAAGTTCTTTCTGCGATACCATTTACAACTATATCTACAAACTTAGGTATAATAGGTACTGGCTTCCAGTCTAAATTAAGATATGATAAATCACCATTAATAGATAACTCATCTTTATATTTTTGTATACTTTGTTCGCCTCGTGCGTACAATCTTAATTTATGAAAATTATTTTGGTTTTGTAAATATCTGTTCATACCAGATGTTTTCTTAAACCATTCATTTTCTATAGCTTTTGCAACCTCTAAGCCGTAGGCAAATGATAATTTTTCATCATCATTAACCGCTTGACTTGGAAAGTAGTCTTTCATAACTGATTCAGCCATAATTTTTTATTATTTTTGATAAAGTTCCTTTATTTTCGTATTTGTTTAAAGTAATGTTAAGTTTTTGTTTTACTCGCTCTGCATTAGGTCTATACCTATTTTTATTACACGCCATAATCGCTAAGCCTGAACTTATAGCGGCATCAAACCTTGTTCTTTTATTTATATCAAATTTAGCCCAATCGTTTAATGTTCTGTTAAAATATAAATCACCATATTGTCCATCACCTACAAGCCCAACATAATCATTTATATAAGTTTCAATTGCGGCAGCATGAGCTTGCCTTATATCCTCACTAGAATTAGGTATTCCACCTATTTCTCTTTCTGTAACAGATAATTTATTTTTTAATCTATCAGGTCTATTCATTGAATAACGCCTGTAGCCTCTTCTTTTTAAATAATATAATAATCTTGGTTTATTATTTTCTGCTAATAATGGCATCCCATAAAATACTAATGCCATTAATACATCTTCAAAAAACATTTCTGCAGTTTGTGGTCTAGCTATATATTCTAAAAAGAACATATTAGCGGGAGCATTTTCCATACTAAACTTAGTCAAACCATGTAAAGCTCCTTTAGAACCCTGCCCATCTGTTGTCCCTGATATATCATATGAGTCACACCCAAAAGCACCCATATGTTCATTACCTGGATATTTTACACCATTTTTAATTATAATATTATTTTGTAATTCTATTCTTGGCACCCAGCTAACTTTAAACCTTCCGCTGGGATTTGGTGTAAATTGTACTTTTGTATCTTTAATACCATTTTTCCATGAGAAGCTACCAACGGTAACTTGAGATAAATTTGCAACTTCATCATTATAATCAATTTGCTCATATATCTTTGCTAAATTGAAGATGCTATTTCTAGTTTCATCTCTAAAAGCATGCTCCTCTGTTCTAGGAAACTGCCTATAAAATTCATTTAAAGCATCTTGATCACCTTTTAATCCCTCAACTTCATTCTCCCAGTGTTCAATAACGCCGATATTAATCTCCTCTCCATGTACGTCTTCGACGGGAGTTTCTGGTGTTTCGAATACAGGTATTCCATAAGAATCAATGAATCCTTCGAAGTTCCATTCCATAGGAATGAACAAAGAATAGAGTCCCGAGCGAGTCTGTCCATTGCGGTTTCTTTTGGTAATATCTGAGTCATGGTATAATTTTTTAAAGTTTTCTCCTCCTTTGTCTGATGAATTACTTGTTGAGCCCATCATACATTTTCCTATAATTCTACTACCTAATCTTAATGTAGTTTTTGTAACTCTCCAGTTATTTAAAATATTCTCTGGACGTTCCCATTTACCTGCTTCATCATGTACTAGTAAAGCAAGTTTTTCACCATCATAAGAGTTATCGCCAGTATTTTTCCAGTCAATTGTAGTATCTAGTCCCTGAATATCCTCTATAGTTTCATTAGATGTAAGTTTTCTTCTTGTGAATTTACTAGCCGGAACACGGTAAGCAAGTTCAGTTTTAGGTCGGTCCATACCGTCCTGTATTGGTTTGAAAAAGAATGGATAATTAACAGAAATAGGGACCACCTTGTCTGTAAACATCTTTTTTGCATCAGCACCAGATTTAGATAATATACCATATCTGGAATCACTAGATATTGTCGCTAAGTTCACAACTTCACCTGAGGCCATAAAAGAAAATCCAGAACGTCTATTTTTTAAATAACACATTCCATAACATCTTTTATCTGCTTTACAAGCTTCCCAGAATATATAAAATAACCTATTCGCTTCTCTAAAATCCGGTTTACCTACATCAATTTTAGCCCATTGTAAATACATATAATGAGTACCAGTGATATAAGTAGGTTTACCTTTGTTATAAAACCAATATCCATCTTCCCTTTTACTAAACTCTGAATCAATATATGTGTGCCACTTATTTTTAAAATCCCCTGGTAAATCTCTCCAATCAAATATTGTTTTTATTTTACTTAATTCTTTTGGATAAACTTGAACTTCCCATTTATTATTACCTTTAAATACTTCTTTGGGTTGTTTTGGTAAAGCTACTTTGAGATTTTGTATCTCATATATCTCACCTATCTGACCGGTTTTGCTTATAACAATTATATCATGTTCTTTGTTATATCCGTATTTCCACTTTTTTGCTTTATTAAGCCTTTTAATCGTATTGATTTTTATAGGCTCTATAATGCTATACAATGTTTGCTTATACATTACTTAGATCTTTTTTCTGCAAACCCTGAAAAGCTTTGTTCTTTATTTTCTAAAGGTTTATTATCTAATAATGCTTTTTCCTCTTCAATTCTATTTAATATCTCAAAAGCATCAAAGATAGCTAATTTTTTTGTAGCAGCTGCATTTTTTAATCTATCTGCTGATATATCATCATCTGAATCAACAATAGGCTCTTTAGCAACTTTTATAAGTTCATCAACAGCTCGCTGCCCAGCTTGGATTATATTCTTTTTCGTTTCCTTGACGTTCATACTTAATAGATATTGAATTAGTTAGTACTCTATATAATCTTTCACCATCAACAACAAACTCATATTCGCTGCTTGGTGTAAACCCAACTAAATCATTTTTATTTATATCTTTAAGCTGTTTATCAACATATTTTATAATACCTCTCAAAGGAACTTCTTTTTCTAATAATATATTATTTGATTCAATTGGTTTGATAAAGCAATACCCCTTAGGTGCATGCCATTTATTATTTCTTTTATAAAGAAATATTTGGTCTAATTTTACAAAATATTGGTCTTCTTTATAATAACTCCTACTATTTTTTTCTACACCATATACATCATAAAATCTCCTAAAAACATTATGGTGGACTATAACTTCATCCCCAACTTGTATTTCAGTATCTTCATATTTTGGTGTAGCTAAAACAATTCCAACACGACTAACATACCGATGATCAGAAATTTCTGTATTTAACAGTAATTCTGAATCACCGATTTGTTTGGTATTGTCGTATCTATTGGATTTTGGTTTTATTATAAAATCAAATACACTTTGCATTAGTATTCTAAATTGTACTCAACTGCTATAGCCATATTCTTATTGAAATCTTTCCATGGTAATACTTCGTTCCCCTTTTTTATAAAAATAGAAAACTTCTTATCCTGTTCAATTATATCGCATATCGTGTGCCCACCATATACTTCCTGACCAACAGCATAGTGCATAGCGTCATTTTTATAGTCTTTTCCTATACTAATTTTTCTTACTAGACTACCCATGATTATTCTGTCTCTTCAACGTCAACATAAGTTCCATCTTGAATATTTATGCTAACTTTACCATATTCTTCTTGTAGAGTGTCTTGATATTCATTTAAATCTTTTTTGAAAGTAGATATTACGCTTATAACATCATACTTTTGAGATTCTATTTGTCCTAATCTTAATTGAGCTTCTCTTATACTTTCAAGTTTTAATTGAAGTTCTTTTAATTGCTCTTCTTTAATTTTATTTACTTTTTCTTTTTTTGCCATTTTATTAAAATTTATTTATTAAACTTAATTTGAATTGTCTATATATATTATTACGCTATTTTCGCGTTTTTTTAATAATATTTATTACCAAGGTACATTAACAAATACCGATTGTGGATTTTGTTTGTTAGCTATTATTGTATCTACCTCAGTTTTTAAATCATTTACTGTAAGATTAGCTTCTAACCAACCCTCAACATCAGATTTAGATAAACTAGCGTAAGCAGTCCAATTACTAAGATCACTTGTCTGTATTGATACTGATCCAGAAATTATACCTTGAGTATTATCTGAATCATCAGCAGTACCTATATAATTATAAGGTATTGCTTTTACTACATTTACTTTACTGCCTACTTTTGGGATGCATTTTAATTCTCCGATTTCCCATTTATATGTTGTTGCCATAATTTTATTTATTTATTTATATTTAACAATTTACGAGACTCGCTACTTGCTCGTCTTCAATTCTATACCCGCCAAGCTCACTGTTTTTATAGTACCCATCAGCTAATGGGCTACTACCAGCAGAGTCTGAATAAACATTATCATTAACAGCCGGAAGAGTACCGCTACCATCATGATAATAAGTTTGATCAATAGATTGGCTACAGAATGCTTTTGAATTAGTAGTACCTGAAGCACTACTAAAAGAAGTTAATGATGTTGCATCATGATCATAACTATGGAACTCAGACATATTATGCGGCGTATTACCATCTGGTTTATTTGAAGAACTAGAGTTTATATTAATATTACCTCCAGAACTATCATTATGACTATTAGAAGAAAAACCTCTTAAACTAAGAGTATTTTCACCATCTAAATTCGCTGCAGAATAATCATCCTCGTTCTTTTCAGAAAAGATACCCAACATAGAAATTGCGCCGCTACTTGGACATGCCATAATTATTTATTTTCACAGTTACAGTTATCACACTTTTTACATTTTTTTAATTCTTCAATTTCAGCTTTTAAATCTTTAATAGCTTCAATTAAATACCCTGTTAAGTTACCATATGATACTCCTAATGTGTCGTTTGTTTCAGTAACTAATTCAGGGGCTACTTCTTGCATTTCCTGAGCTATAACACCAGCTCCAGGTAGGTTTGTATCTTTCCTAGTAAACCCAACACCACGCATATCATATACTTTAGAACCATCTAAAGTTTTAATATCTTTCTTTAATTTTCTATCTGAAAACGCTATAACATCATTATTAAATGTTGCCTTACCAGCATCTGACATATCAAAAGTTACTGCAGTTATAGTTGAGCCGCCATCATTTCCTCTAATTAATACATCAGCATTACTTGTTTCATTTACAAAATAAGTATCTCCACCTGATTGCATAGAAATAGTATGTTTTGCTGTGCCACCATCTTTTAACCTTATATCTCCCCCGTCAGCATCTAATATAATATCCCCTGTAATATCAAATGTAAGATCATCAAGTACTGTTATATCAAGAGCTCCGCCATGATGCTCTTCAAAGGTTGATGCATTACTACCATCCCCCGATATTGTCATAGTACCCACAATCACTAATCTATCTAAGCTTTGATCCCATAACATATAGCTACCAGACGAGGCTCCAAAGAATTTAACATCATGACCAGTATCGTCTACACCTACAGTAATTGTACTATTTGCTTGGAGACCAACTGAAGTTATTATACTAGTAGCACCGCCGTCAATAGTCATAGCAGTATCATTACTTTTAAACCTAAAGATCATGTCATCAGAGCCAGTAACATCTAAATATAGATTACCAGTTCCGTTTGTTATATAACTATTTGTAGCATCATGATATATCTGTAAATCTTCACCTGTACCAAAAGCCCCGACCACATTATCGCTATGTCTAGAACTTCTACTAAATATAGTTCTATCTGCGCCACCGTCTATAGTCAAATATGTCTGAGTCCCACCAGAACCATTGTCTGATTTAAAATATATATCTCCATCATCATGAAGTTGTTCTATATATAAATCTCCTGTACTGTTAGATATATAAGAATTTGTTGCATTATGATATATCTGTAGATCATCACCAGTACCAAGCATTACTTTTTTATCATCAACAAATCTAGCGTCTTTATTAAATTGTACTCTAGTATTACCACCATCTAAGTACATATAAGTAGCTAATCCTCCAGAACCATCATCGCATCTTAATAAAACATCTCCATCATCTGCATTATTTTGTATTTGTAAATCTCCAGTAAAGTTTTGAATATATGAAGTTGATCCATTATGTTGGAACTGTAGATCATCACCATCTCCAAAACAAAGAGGTATACTATCTGGTATATCAATTCTTTTTGAACTACCATCTAATCTAAGATAAGTTGTATCACCACCACTGCCAT